TGGCCAAGACAGCATGCGTTCAGTTGGCGGGCCAACTGCGCAAGTTCTTGCCACGTGGCGATCAGCCCCGTCTGCCTGGTGCAGCGGCATGAACCCCACAAAGACGAAAGCCCCGCCGGGTGCAACCAGCGAGGCTTTCAAGGTGAACCCGAACCATCACAGAACGGAATTCAGCATGGATACTACAGCAACACATCAGGCCCAGGTAACCAACGCGGACCTCTACGCCCTGGCCTGCGGCTGGTCCAACAAGATGAACGGCGTCTTCACCCTGCTGGAGGCCGTGGAAACGATCCTCGGCAGCGGAACAGCCACTGCAGCTGCCTTGCCGGTACTTCGCAACGCGATGGATCAGATCCGCGATTGCGATGATGAGGGTGAATTGCTCAACACCCTCTGGCGGTCGATCCAGCAACCCTCACACTGACCCCAAGCCCGCCCAGCGGGCTTTTTCTTTGCTCCAGTCTCCGGGGGCAGGATCGTGCGAACCACGCCGATGGTATGCAGCAGTCGCGCATATACGCGCAAGCATCAGTTATTACGGCCAGACTGAATTCGCTTATCGACAGGTATCAGAAAGCGAATTGCGTTCGAAACTTGAGAAAGGATGTACACCGCAACGCCAAAAGGTGGTGCTACTATATTCTCTTCCGGCTGCCCGTGGCGATAGTAATGAACTCCGTTTACAAATTCAGCCAATGAATCGAGTATTGCCCCAGCCATCTTTTCATGAGGAACATCTTCGCTGTCTTGCAAGACGAGAGGCTTCAACTTCTCTATTACCATCTTTTTCCCAAGACTTTGAGCTTCAGGATAAATCAGCTTCGCCAAAATCTCCAATGCCTCAAATGCCGATCTTGCAGACGACTTTGTATCAATACTCTTTTCATCAAGAAATGCATAGGCCTTATCCAAGGCATCATGGACATTTCTATATCTTGCCTCACCCAACCCTGATATAGAAGCAATCCTAACAATCTCAAACTCGGCATCTACTAGATAATGTACTCCACCTTTTTCATCAACTCTATACGCCAATGATTCTTCTCGAAATAAAGCGGTGACAAATGCTTGCCAAGCATTCCTCTTTCTTTCCATGGTATTGCCAGCTTCACGCCAACCAGGAATGGGAACTCCTTTGTCATTAAAAAATCGCCAGACAATAGTAATTACATCAAGAATATCACGTATTTTTGCTTTCTCAAACCACCCTGTAAAACCATATGCTCCTTGAATTAGAATTTTGACACCAAGATTTTTCCCTATATATTTCGTCAACTCAGAATGATTACTAGAAAATTCTTCCGCCAAATAATTTCCTAGTCGTATACGAAAACGTGGTGAGTCGGAGACCGGCTCTGTCGGCCGCAGGTAGTTGCTAGAAAAAATTCTGCCGACTTGAACATCTGATTCATAGTTCACTTCTATCTCCCAATTGGTCTTGACGGCAATCGAAGACGATTGCGACCAACAGCATACACAGTGCTACATTGAGGAATGCGCGTATTCCTCCTCATCCCTGCTCTGTTCCTCGCCGCCCCCGCCCTGGCCGCCAACATGGCCACCTGCCTGCTGGACAAGCTCCCGGGCACGCAGAACGATGTCGCAGCCCAGGCGGTGTTCCAGGTCTGCAGCGCTGAGCACCCGGGCGGAATCCAGGCCGTGTCCCAGGGAGATGGCCGGGGCATGCTGGGCTTCAAGTCCGGGCCAGAGTGCACAGCGAAGAAGGCGGGCGACACGCGAAGCGCCAGGGCGGCGGAGCTGATTGGGATGGCTTGTCGGCGGCTGTATGACCAGAGCGATATCGACAGATTTCTCGACGGCCGCCCGTCACGCTGAGCCCGCTTAGGAGTAGCCCAGCTTTCGCAGTGCCTCCACTTTCTGCTCCCTCGACAGCGAACTATCGTTCCGGATGGAAATGGCCTGAGGGTTCTGATCAATTGCCTGCTGCCCACCCTGCGACACAGGCACCTGCTCTACCTGCCCCGTAGCCCTGTTGTGGCGAATGACGCTGCCCATCGAGGTAGAGCCGTCCAGGTTCTTGGTGGTCGGCGTGACCTTCACATCCCAATCGCTGGGGGTCTGCGCGCCCTCGATATCCCGCATGTACTGCACCAGGCTGCGGCGCTTTGTCGGGTCCTGCTGCTGAGCGACCTGGTTGCGCGCGGCCTCCACCAGCCGGTTTGTGCGGTTCGTGTATCCCTGTGTCTCGCGGTCCATGTCCAGGCGCTGTTGGGTCAGACCGGCCTGCATGCCGGCGCGCTGGCTCTGGCCCTGCTGCTCCATGGCCGCACGCACCAGAGCATTGCCCTGGCGCATGCCTTCTGCCTGTAGGCCTGGGGCGGCCTGCTGCAGCACCTGGTCTGTCGCCAGCATGGCCTGGTACTTCTGCACAGCGGGGTTGTTCTCAGCGCCACGGCCGCCCCACTGCTGAGTGTTCTTGATGGAGCTGGCCGACACCTCGGCATTGCGCAGTGCGTTGCGCGAGGCCCAGTCGTTGCCGCTGTGGGCAATGGCGGCTTGGACCAGGGGGTTGCCCAGCGACGACGACAGGCCGGGGGCGATGCCCTGCATCTGCGATCCGGGCGTCGCTCCGCTGGGCAGCGAGTTCACCGTGCCACCGGCGGGCTGGCCATTGATGGTGATGTCGCCGCTGATGTTGGCGGGACCGCTGTAGCTGTTGCCCTGGCGCGTGATGTTGGCCGGGCCAGAAGGTGCTGCGGGTCCAGGCATGGGCGCAGCTGCGGCGCCAGGGGAGCCCGGAGCGCCGGGCGCGCTCGCCTGCTGCTCCATCGCGGCGGCCACCAGCGGATTGGATTGGCGCGTGATAGGGCTGGCAGGTGCTGGGCTCTGGGCACCAGCAGCAGTCGCCAGCGCAGCACCGCCGCCCACCACGGGCGCATAGGGTGCAGCAGCCTGGGCGGCCTGGCCCAGCCCCGACATGGCCGGCTGCGATGCCCCGAAGGCCCGGGCAACCAGGCCAGTACCACGCAGCGCGGCGCCAGGGATGCCGCCCGCACTGGGCAGCGCAGCCAGGTTGCGGCCGAAGTCGTTGTTGAGCGGGTTGGACTGGGAGCCGTCGGGGGTGGGTGCCTGCGGATTGCCGCCCACCGGAATCTGGTTGATCAGCGCGTCACGCCGCTGGGCTGCTTCGAGAAGGGGATTCGTGGCCATGAGTGTTCCTTGCGGAGTTGCTCATGGCAGTGTGCGGATATGCTGTCGACGCGTCGAACCCCAGTGGGGGCATCAAATCATCAGAGGACGGAATGGCACTTCTCAACTCTCCCGAACTTCAAGCTTTGCAACCGTGGGCTTCAGTAATCGCAGCGTCCATAGCGGCCATGGTTGCAGTGATGTTTGGCCTGACCCAGGTTTACATTGCTTGGCGTCAAGCAAAGACGGCAGCCAACAAGCTGAAGCTGGACCTTTTTGATCGTCGATGGGTCGTCTACAAAGTCGCAACCACAGCCATAACTTCGGCGCTTTCGGGCAGCGGGCTAAGCCCTGAAGAGCAGCATGTCTATCTATCTGGCATCAAAGGTGCTCGCTGGATACTGGACAAAGAGACGGAAAAATATTTGGAAGAGACGCTATGGAAGATGTTTTCCGACTACCACCTTGCTTGCCGCAACCTCAATGATGCAGGCAATCGGGAAGATCGGCATGCACTGGCCGTGATACAGAGAAATGTGTACTTGAAGCTGTTCAGTCAATTTCAACAAATTGACAAAGTCTTCAATCGTCATCTTCAGCTACAAAGCTGAAACCACATTTGCACCAGAGATGCGCCATGAAAAAAGCCGACCGCGAAGCCGAACTGCAGCAGCTGTGGCGCCAGCGCCCCGCTGACCAACGCACCGCCGTGGATGTCTTGGCCTTCTACACCTGGGTCCAACAGAACCGGGCCCACCTCTTGTACGGCATGAAGGGGGACCCGTACCAGGTGCTCAAGTCGGTTCTGCGCGGCCAGATTGCTGGAGAGCATTGAGCGCGGCCCTGCAGATCTCGTCCGGCGTCAGCACCAAAAGTAAGGTGGCCGTGCCGGCGTGATCCGGTGTGGAGCCCCAGCCCCAATGCCGGGCGGCCTGCTCCAGCTCTTGCTCGAAGGCCTGGCGGTCAGGGCCCGTCAGCATCCGCCCCACCACATCGGCAGCCGCTGTCCGGTCGCTGGAGAAGAACGGTGCACCCCAGGGCCAGGCGTCAATGGCTTCGCGGGACAGGCCGAACACCTGATGCGCGATCTCGATGTCCAGCAGCTCGAGGTGCTCCGGGATGTCCTGGCCGGGGCGTGCCTTGACGGTGGCGGTCTGCGCGGCCGCATACAGGTTCTCGATCGGGTCCATGCGGTTCTCCATGTTCAAGCCAGCGGCCCCGGCACACCCACCTCGCGCGAGCGCACCCACTCCTCATTGCGCCCGCTGGCCTTGCGCCCGAACTCCGCTTCGAACTTGGCCAGTGCCACGGCTGCCTTGGCATCGTTGTGCATGTCGGTGTCCTCGCGGCCATAGGCCCGGTACAGCATCCAGTGCACCAGGGCGAAGTGCAGTTCGGGACGAATCTCGGGCTTATCCATGCATGCGCGCATGGGCCTGAGCGGCAGCCGCTGCACAGTCAGCCGCAGTTCGCCGTCTGCTGCAGGCCTGGGCCACAGGTGCAGCTTGCCGGTGGTCATGCCGGCCACCAAGCGCTGCGGCACGTCCTGGCGCTCCTGGAACTGCCATCCGGGGTGGTAGCAGTCCATCTCGTCCACCGAGATCTCGCCGACCTCCTGGCCGTTGATGAAGGCGCGCAGGATGCGCCCCACCCTGCTGTCCAGGTCCACCGTCTCGGCGCCGGCCAGGAAGGCGATGCGGCACATGGGAGAGACCGAGTCGCGCAGCAGCTGGCCACGGCGGCAGGCTTCGACCTGGGCCTCGTTGGCGTAGATGGTGAGCAGCTCATCGGTGCAGAACACATCGGTATTGCCGCCGCCGGTGGCCCTGGCCTCGTCCATGGAGTCGGCCCGGTACTGCTTGATCAGGTCGTCGAGGGTCATGGCGGGCCTCGGTTCGATTACTGGGTTTCCGCCAGCACGCCCTTCAACCACGCGCCGCCACGGGGGTTGCGGTCTTCGACGACGGTAAAGGGGTAGCGCAGGCCGTGGCGCTGACGCAGATTGTTCATGGCCTCGCCCATGCGGGCGTCGATCTTCTGATCGAAATCGGTGCGCTTGGCACGGGCCAAACGCTCCACGAACTTGCGCTTCACGGTCTGCGGCGTGCCCCGGCGGAAATATTGGGAAACGCCGTTCACGCCCACCAGCACCATGTCCATGTCGTTCTCGTCGGTGGACTCGTAGACCATGACCGTGACAGGTTCGTTCATGAAGGCCTCAAGCTCCAGCGCACCTTCGGGCAGCGGCTTGTCGACGACCTCGACGTCGCCTTGGCCGATCTCGCCGATCTGGACCGTGGACTCCTTGCCGAGGTACTGGTTGGTTGCATCCACAGCGGTGGTGTTGCGTGCCATGCGTTTCTCCTGAGATGAGGGGGTTGCGCCCGGCACTGGGCCGGGCTTTGGTTCAGACCTGGGCTACGTAGTACAGCGTCTGGGACGCCGCCACGGCCGCCAAGGTGGCGTTCTGGGAAACGCGGAAGCCGCGCGGGTCGGTCTTCACGCCAGCCGATGCGGACAGCGTGCGTGCGCCGTCAGCAGCAGCCTTGAAGGCAGAGTTCTCGGCCATGCCCGCATACCATTCGATGCAGACGCCGCTGGAGCTTTGCAGGCGCACGTAGCGCGGCTTGAAGCCCACAGGGAAGAAGAGATCGTCACCGGCCACGATGGTGGAGGCGTCCAGGACGACCTTGCCCTGGGCAAAGCCAGGCGTGCCTTGGTCGTCCGAGCGGGTGCGGGTCTGGCCCGAAACGTTGTCAGCCATGATGTGCTCCTTGTCGGTTCAATGGGTTGGAAGCGGGAGCGCTTTCGCGCCCCCATGCGTCAGGCCAGCGCAGAGACACCGGTCTCGACCACAGCCATCCAGCCCTCGTTGAGCAACGTGCAGTTCATGTAGAACCGCGTGCCCACGTAGCCGCGCTGGCCCATGGGATCGCTCTTGTCTTTCTGGCTGGCGGGGATGTAGGTGGGGTCCAGCGCGTTGTCACCGCGCAGAGCCACCTGCCCCCAGGCGTCTTCACCCACCACGATGAACGGGTACACGTCCACATTGGTGCCGCCCATCAAGCCGGTGCTGCCGATGGCCGCGCCAGCGTTGGCATAGGGAGCCAGTTCGGGAGAGGTGATGAATCGGAAGTTCTCCACGCTGCCCAGCTCGTACTGGCTCACGACCTTGCGGTTACCGTACTCGGCGACAGGCGTGAACTTCGGCAGATCGCGGATATCCGACTCGGCGTCGGTATGCACGAACACCAGGTACGAGGCCTCGACAGGCGACGTGCTGATCATGGGCGATGGCGCCAGGATGCCGGTCACACGCTTGGAGTGGTTCGCCTGCAGGTTGCGGCTGACCTTGCGCAGCAGGTTCGAGGTGATCTTCCCGCTGACGGCGTTGCGCGAGGAGCCGCCCGAATAGAAGGCGTTGGCGCAGCTCTTGATCACACCGTAGCGGATCATCTCGCGCAGCAGGCCCACACGCTCGCCGCACTGCTTCTTCATCTCGGCGGGCACGTCGTCCTCGTAGGTGTCGGCCACACGGTTGGTCAGCTGGTACAGGCAGCCAAACTCGCGCAGCTTCACCTCGATGTCCTGCGGCACCAGGGAGTCGGCCGAGGGCGTCACGCCTTCCTGCAGCTCGTGCGCATTGACGTTCACCAGAGGGCGGTTGATGGTGTTGAAGTCCGCGGCCGTGGCGCCATAGGGCAGGTAGCGGCGATAGACGATGGTCTGGCCCACGTTGCGCGGCATGGCGCTCTGCTTGCCCGTGATGCCCAGGACTTCCACGCCGACGGCGTGGCCCAGGATCTCACCCTTTAGTTTGCCGATTCGTTCGGCGGGATTTCCGGTCGTGAAGGTCACGATGTTCTCCTTTAGGCCTTATCGGCCAACCACCGACTTGAAGCCGGCAATGAATGCTTCCTGTTCGGTAGGCGCGGTCTGGGGGCGCGGCGCGTTGCCGCTGGGCGTCACGGCAGCCTTGAGCCGCTGCTGACCTTTCGCGGCCTTGTCGGCGGCGGCGGTGCGTGCAGCGGTCCACTGGTCGTACTTGCCGATGACGGCGCCCAG